CAATATAAGAACGGGAAAAAAGTAGCGGACTATTCAAAAACATTTAAGTTTGAATCTGTAGATGAAGAAGTCACTACTACAGCTGATGCTGGTATACCCCATGACACTAGGGATATGGGCCCTAGGTTACCAAAGCATATCCTTCGTCGACGTCTAGGTATTCCGATAAATATGACTGACCGCAGACGAAAGAAGAATCGTCCGCCTGTTTTATTAAAAAGGTTTAGTAGGTACGATGGCTAAATTATACTTAATTCTTATTGTTGTAGGCTTATTATCCGGTGTTGGGTATAGCGGATATCAGTACTATCTTTGGTCCGAAGCTACTATAAGTACTCTTAGAGAAAACAATGTTAAACTAAAGTCAGCAGCAGAGACCTTACAAAATACCGTAGAGAAAATGGCAGCTGATGCCGAAAAGAACGAACAATTAAATAAAGACCTTACCAAAAGGTTGCAGCAATCGCAAGAGCACCTAGACAAATTAAGAGGTGTATTTGCCAGGATCGATTTGACTATGGAGGCATTAACAAATGCACAAGGACTTGAAGACAGAGTTAACAATGCCGTTAACAAACTTATTGGACGTATCGAGAGTGAAACTACTCCTCCTTCTGACGACCCCGCTACTACTGATGGGGTGTCTGGGGAGAACACCGGAAGCGGAAGTAGTAGTAACAACTAAATACCAGGAACAGAACATTCCTATTCAGGAACGTCCTAAAGCTGTGCAATTTCCACCTGTCGATTGGTTTGTAATTACAGAAGAAAATCTAGAAGAAAAGATTGCTGAGATTAATTCCAAGACAGGAAACGTAGTCGTATTTGCTATTACTCCTAAAGGATATGAAAACTTAGCTCTTGGTATAGCAGAGCTTCGTCGGTATGTAAAAGACCAACAAGCAATCATAGCTTACTACGAAGAAGCGATTACACCTGCAGAACCGATGGGTGATTCATCTTCCTCCAATAATCAATAGATTAATTATATCAGAAAATATATTTCTGTAAACCCCCTATTTTAGGGGTTTCCTAAACGACAATAATCATATATAATGTACCTAATTCAATTACAACTGCCGTATATTGTTATGGCCAGAAAAGGATTTATCGATGCTCAAACTTATTCCTAATAATACGGATAAAAATACTAGAAAGTTAATGTCGGAAACAAAATTTTATGAGGGATATAGTAGATGGAGTGATGATAAAGGTCGCTACGAAACATGGGAAGAATCCGTAGCTCGTGTTATGGAAATGCACCGTGAATATTATGCGGATAAGATGACTCCGGAATTAGAACAGTACATTGACCAGGCAGAGTCTCTATACAAGCTGCAGTACGCGCTAGGCGCGCAGAGAGCGCTGCAATTTGGCGGAGAGCAGTTACGTAAGCACCAGATGAGAATGTATAACTGTACGAGCTCCTACGCGGACCGTGCGGCCTTCTTTGGAGAGCTTTTTTATATTTTATTGTGTGGTGCAGGTGCGGGGTTCAGTGTACAAGATCATCACGTTGCAAAACTCCCTGACGTTTCAGAGCGTAAGAAACAAGCTAAAGGTTACGTAATTGAAGATTCTATTGAAGGCTGGGCGGATTCACTTTCAGTCCTTATGTCGTCTTTTTTTGTCGGCGGTGGAACGCATCCTGACTTCGAAGGTCGTAAGGTTTACTTTGATCTGCAAAATGTCCGTCCGAAAGGTTCAAAGATCTCTGGCGGATTTAAAGCACCAGGCCCAGAACCACTTCGTCGTGCGCTGGATAAAATTGAGCACATGCTACAAGGTATCGTCTTAACTGGCCGGAATAGATTAAAGCCTATTGAAGTATATGATATTGCGATGCATGCTGCGGATGCAGTACTAGCCGGCGGCGTTCGTCGATCGGCAACTATATGTTTATTTTCATCAAATGATGAGGAGATGGTAAATGCTAAGACCGGAAATTGGTTTGTGGATAACCCTCAGCGTGGTCGTTCTAACAACAGTGCTGTTATTGTACGAGACGAGATCACTAAAGAAGACTTTAAGAAAATTATGGGATCAATCAAAGAGTTTGGAGAGCCGGGATTCTACTTTGTAGAAGACAAAGACTTTACTACGAACCCCTGTGTTGAGATTGGAATGTATCCTCAGATTGACGGAGAATCTGGCTGGCAAGGATGTAACCTTACAGAAATCAACGGCGGCAAGTGCACGACAAAAGAAGAATTCTTTAAAGCATGCCGAGCAGCCTCAATCATGGGAACACTCCAAGCTGGGTACACGGACTTTAAATACCTTAGCAAAACTTCCAAATTAATCTTTGATCGGGAAGCTCTCTTAGGTGTATCTGTTACTGGTTGGATGAATAATCCGGATGTACTCTTAGATGCCGACATTCAAAAACAAGGTGCGGAGATCGTAAAACAAGTAAATAAAGAAGTAGCCGATCTTATTGGTATTAACCAAGCTGCTCGTACTACATGTGTTAAACCGTCGGGTAACGCCTCAGTGCTGCTTCAGACTGCTAGTGGTATTCATTCTGAGCATTCTCCTCAGTATCTACGCCACGTTCAATTAAATAAAGAATCAGAGGTTGCACAATTAATCGCTACCTCGAATCCATATATGGTCGAAGAATCAGTATGGTCTGCATCCAATACAGATTACTGTGTGGCCTTTCCTGTTATCTCGCCTGAAGGATCTTTCTATAAAGAAGATCTCTATGGTACAAAGCTATTGGAAAAGGTTAAGTTGGTTCAGCAGAACTGGGTAGAAGCCGGAACAAATCCTGATCGTTGTGCAGATGATCGCATCCGCCATAACGTTTCAAATACGGTAACTGTACAACCTCACATGTGGGGACAAGTAGAAGATTACGTATATGACAACAGACATTCGTTTGCTGGTATCTCTTTCTTAGCTGGTATGGGTGATAAAGACTTTGCACAAGCGCCACTAACAGAAGTTATGACCGAAGAACAAATCGTCGATAAATACGGTAAAGCAGCTCTCTTTGCTTCCGGTCTTATTGTGGATACACGTAAATCTGGTTTCAGAGATCTATGGGAGGCTTGTTCGGTTGCTCAAATGGATGAACAATATCGTGGAGAGGTTTCTGATATTAATAAAGAATGGCTTCGTCGTTTTAATAAGTTTGCTGATAACTATTTCATGGGAGATCCCAAGCAAACTGAATATTGCTTGAAAGACGTATTCTTATTACACAAATGGACTAAGATCCAACAGAACTTTACTCCAGTAGATTTTGTGACCCAGCTGAGTGAAAAAAGATTCACTGATATCGATACGATGGGCGCAACAGCATGTCAAGGTGGTGCCTGTGAAATCGCATTCTAAGGTAAGATATGATAGAAACAAAATACTGGTACGAGTGTGACGTTTGCGATAACTCCGGGGAGCTAATACCCTCGGAGGATGTCGTAGAAAAACCGGAGTTCTGCCCTATGTGCGGCTCTCCCATAAGCTTTGAAGAAATTGATGAATAATGTGGTATTATCAAGGCGAAGAATATAAGCCTACTGAAGAAGACCTTCAAGAGTGGAAGGGGTTTGTCTATATCATTACTGACAAATCCGCTAATAAAAAATACGTAGGAAAGAAATTATTTTGGTCACGTAAGACCCTTCCACCCTTAAAAGGTAAAAAGCTAAAAAGAAGAAAGATTGTTGAATCCGATTGGCTTAAATACTACGGGTCTAGTGAGCTTGTCAAGAAGCTACTAGTCGAACAGGGGGAAAACAATTTCTATAGAGAAATATTATACCTCTGTAAATCAAAGGGAGAAATGGGTTACCTCGAAGCAAAGGAACAGTTCGACCGAAATGTATTACTGGATGACGAATATTATAATGGTATTATTAATTGTAGAATCCATAGATCGCATATACAAAGTTTAAAACGGTAGCGCAAACATTTTCGGCCGCGCTACCGTTTTATTACATTTAGGGGGTTTACAAACTCTGGTCAATACCTTATATTAGTACTATCGATAAGGAGATTGCAATGGGTAAGTACGGGCCTAGATACTATAAATCCGATAAGATTAACTTTAAAAAGCATTGGGCAATTGGTACTGAATGGGAAATACCTGGTAGTAAGGATAACATATATACAGTGAAGTTCACCGAAAAGGGATTTACATGTGACTGTTGGGGTATGCGTATGCACGGTAAGTGTAAGCATACATATAGTATGACTAAAGAATGGATAGCAGCATGATATTAATTGATTACAGTGGAATAAGCATTGCACCAGTTGCTATGGGACATGCACATCATGGTGACGAGAATCTTATCCGTCATATGATTCTTAACTCTATCCGTATGTACCGTAAAAAGTTCAAAGAGCAATATGGTGAAATAGTAATCGTAGCCGATGCTGGTGGTAATTGGCGTAAGGATGTTTACCCACAATATAAAGGTAAACGTAAATCTAATCGTGAAGACTCTAAGATTGATTGGGACGAAGCATTCCGTGTTATTAATCTGGTTCTACAGGAACTCAAAGACGAATTTCCATATAAAGTTATACATGAATGGGGATGCGAGGCAGACGATGCTATTGCAGAACTAGTACATCATACTCAGGCCTTTGGTAACTGGGAAGACGTTATGATTGTGTCTGCGGACAAAGACTTCCGTCAGCTTCAAGTATTCGATAACGTTTCGCAATATTCACCTGTGCTTAAAAAGGTGGTTAAGGAAGAACATCCCCGTACATATCTAGCAGAGCATATCCTAACTGGATGCACTGGCGATGGTGTACCAAATGTATTATCGGATGACGATACTTTCCTTGTAGAAGGTAAGCGGCAGAACATTTTATCCAAGAAAAAGAAAGAATCTCTTATGGAAGATCCTAAGGCACTAGGGGAATCGGTGTATCGTAACTATCAACGTAATCGGATGATGATTGACTTGGTCAATCCGTCTACCCCCGAAAGTGTCCGTAAAAATATTATAAATAATTTCGTAAGCCAAACCCCTGATATGAATAGGGGTAAGGTTCTTCCGTATTTAATCGCGAAGAATTGTAGAAACTTGATTGATGTAGTTCAGGAATTTATTTAATGGTTAATAAGACAACACATTATACTTTTGAGATATTAGAAAAAGTAGCAACAGCTAAAACAAAAGCTGATAAAATTAAACTTCTCCAGGCGCAAGCGGATAACTGGGCATTAAAGGATATTCTTCGTGGGACCTTTGATGATGTAGTTCAGTGGCTATTACCTAAGGGCTCAGTACCATATGAACCCGCAGACGCTAGATCTCATCCATCGAATTGGACCCAACATAATAAAAAGTTAGCATACTTTATTAAAGGTGGGCCAGGTGAAAAGATGAACACAATAAAGCGTGAAAAAATGTTTTTAGACATTCTCGAGACCGTGCACCCTCGGGATGCAGAGCTTCTTGCTGGCATGATCAACAAGAAGCTTCCAATTAAAGGTGTCACAAAAAAACTAGTACAGGAGGCATTCCCCGATTTAATTTTACGTTAACAAATAAGAGGTACTTATGAGTAAAACCCAACTTAACAGATTGACCAACGACCTGATTGAACTTAATAATTATATAGATAAGATTAAGGGAAAAGGTAACTTCGATCTATTATCAAAGTTGAAACGTAAACGGGATTTTTTAAAATCTAAATTGGTAACTTCAAGCTAGGAGGAGGGACTAGCGCAAGCTAGTCCCTTTACACATATGCCATCATACACGATGATTAATTTAAAAACAAATGAAGAACAAGACATGGTTCTAACGCTAGCGGAACGCGAAGAACTATTAGCTACTGGTAACTATAAACAAAAACTTTCTACTGCTAAGTTTGCGTCATCTTCTACTAGTGTGCTTCGCCAAGCTGGTGGGGAGTGGGGTAACTTTCTAACTAAAGTGAAAAAAGACTATCCTGGTAGCACAGTTAATGACTAATGAAAAGAATTAAAAGTCAGAACAATAGCATGTCGGTCAGGCTGGATGATCTCCTCCAATTTGATCCTTTAACCCTTAATCAAGAAATCACATACAAAGCATGGGACGAAGGCGATAACCTAGTATTAACTGGTACAGCTGGAACTGGTAAAACATTTATGGCTCTTTATCTTGCACTAGAGGATGTTTTAGATAAAGACACTGAATGGGATAACCTGGTTATTGTTAGATCGATGGTTCCAACCCGGGATATGGGATTCTTACCAGGAACCAAATCTGAAAAAGAAGAGGCTTTCACCACACCTTATAAAAACATATGCAGTGAGTTATTTGGAGATAAAACATCCTATAACAAAATGATTACCGCAAATGTGATTAAGTTTGAATCCACTTCGTTTATTCGCGGGACAACATTTGATAATACTATTTTGGTGGTTGATGAAATGCAAAACTTAAACTTTCATGAGTTAGATTCAGTAATTACCAGAGTTGGAAGAAATTCTAAAATTATCTTCTGTGGGGACTATAAGCAAAGTGATTTTAAATACGACGATGAGAAACAAGGAATTGTTAAGTTCTTACAAATTGTAGAACAGCTTAAGAACTTCTCGATAGTTAATTTCGGATGGGAAGACATTGTAAGGTCTGACTTTGTCCGTGATTATATTATGACAAAGGAAATGCTAGGTTATTAGGAAAGGCTCATGGCAAAATATACTAGATTCGACCCCCGTAATAAAAAGCGTGGCAAGCATAAGTCCCAACACGCTGATAAAGATTTAAGAATCCGTGAAGTACTAGTCAACGATTCTAAACAAATGTTAAATGAAGTTATGTATGATGATGAGAATGATTATGAAGCACAAGAAAATCAACAACTCAATGGATAGTCAGTTTTTCGAGATCCTGAATAAAAGATCCCATTTCGAAGAGGTGGTTTCTTACCGCAGATCTTTTAAGCTTCCGACCTATGATAGTGATATTGATAGCATAGACTACTTTCTGAAACATGGTTACGAAAACAATAGGTTTCGGAAACGATATAATGAAGCAATGGGTCTGGCCAAAGATATTTCAGATTATTTTAAAAAAATCACTCCTAGGGGGTTTACAAATGAGGTTTAAACCCTTATATTAATAGTATAAGGAGATATATAATGAGTGATATGAATAATGTAATACTAACTGATTGCGACGGCGTACTTATGAATTGGGAGTACGCTTTTAACGTCTGGATGAAAACCAAAGGATATCAAACTCTAGAGAATCCTGATGCATATGACATGGGTGAACGTTACGGGTTAGATAATCAGACTAAAAAATTAGTAGTTCGAACCTTTAACGAATCTGCTGCTATCGGATTTCTTCCACCTCTTCGCGATGCTATGTACTACATCGACTTGCTACATCGCAAGCATGGATATGTTTTTCATATGATTACTTCCCTATCATTAGACCCTTCAGCCCAGCAACTTCGAATCGATAATACTCGTAAGCTGTTTGGTGAAACTGCTTTTGAACGTTTTATCTTTGCTGACACTGGTGCAGATAAAGATGATGTTCTTGAACCATATCGTGACAGTGGTTTACTATGGGTTGAAGACAAGATTGAAAATGCTGAACTTGGTGATCGGCTTGGTCTTAATTCTATCATTATGGAACATGGTCATAACATGCACTATAATAAACTTCCGGTTTATAAAAATTGGGCCGAGATCTATGATTCATTGACATAGGATACTACATGAGAAATCTTATATTCCAATATTTTATACCATATGATGATCACCAAACCCATTTAAACGAATCGGGTATAGGACTTCCATCTTGGGTAAATATCGGTAAAACCTCGGCAGAAAAATATGCCGAGGTTATTGGTGCTGAGTACATGTTCTCTGATCAGAAATTTATGTTCTCCGAATTAAACGTATTTGAATCTCTTCGAGTTATATTTAGTAAAAAGTTTGATCAATATGACAACGTGCTAGTACTTGATGTAGATATGATTATTAACACTCAGGAAAATATATTTGATATACCTATTGCTGATATAGCTATGGTTCATGAGAAAGGTGTCAAGAATCGCCCGCCAGTTCCTGGTGCAAGATTTGATGATGCTTTCTGGAATAGATATTTTTACCATCCGCAACAAGGCATTACTTCGTACGCGCGGAAACACCTGGATAAGAATTTCCGGTGGCAGAAGTCTAAACTATACCCTGATGAACCATTTGCAATCTATAATGGCGGATTACAGTTATGGTCTAAGCAAGGAAGATTAAAGGCTAGAGAGCTATTTGATCGAAAAGGCCATGATCACTTCAGGAAAGCGACTGGCAGAACTGAAACCCCATACCTAAACATGATGTTGTTTCATCACAAATTTGATATTAC